CCAGTGGTTCAAGAACAGTTTGACGAGGGCGGGAAGACGTACAAGCAGGGTCAACGATTGAGCGAGACAGAGTATCGTACACTTCGGTCTTCGCATGCCGACAAGATAGGGAAAGGAGCGATTCTTGAGTTCACTGGTACGACGGCTGCACCAGAGATCATGAGAAGCATGTTGGACAGTATCCCTATCCATTCGGTTGACGAGGAAGAACCGATCTGCGAGTGCTGAGATGCCAAGAGGAACCCACAAGTACATTCGACGCGAAGGCACTTCGGGCAACTATCGCTACTTCTATTCCGATGCTCAAGGTCGGGAGAAGCCAGCGACGGACGAGAAGCATCGGAATGCTGTTCGCGATCACATTCGCCGTCTGATCATTCATTTTCTTGGTCAAGGCGCACGGCCAAACTCAGAGGTGATGCAGCAAATTGCGAACGAGGTGGGCGTTTCTGTCCGTACGGTCTGGGACAATCTTTCCAATATGCGTCAACGTGGTTCGCGGCGTGTGCGTAGGAATGAAGTGTCTGCGGCTGGTCAAGACTTGGCTGCATGGGGTCACGATTACGATACGCATCATATCAGTGAGGCGGGATCGAGTGTTGGTTCTGCGATGAATCAAGAAGCTGTTGATCGTGCTCGTGGAGTTGAACGGGCTTCTTCCAGACCAACACCAGAAAGGGTGCGTGCAAACAGGGTAGCTTCCCAGCAGCCCGGTTGGTCTCAGGTCAATGATCTTGCTACGTTTCGCACCAAGGCCAGTACGAGACCCGGTTTGCGTTTCGGTTTTTTGAACGAGCACGGCGATCCGTCTCTATATCAGGTGACGGGTGTCGTGCCCACTGGTATTTCCGTCAGCATCGTTCAGAATCCAGTCGATCCAAGTCGTGTTGGACACGTAGGGGATATCCACAACAATTACCTGAGCACGGTGATTTCAGAGGGTCGGCTTGGTATTCCCGATACTCAAGAAACACCATCAACACCTCCTCAGATTGAAAGGGAAGCGCAAGAAGCTGAACCTTCTGATGAGGGTTCTCCCGCTCCACATGTGACGGGCCTGACACAAACTCTGTCTTATTGGCTCAATCTTGATCGTAGGGCGAGAAGCACATCGGCTGTAACGAGTGCTCATGAATGGAGTCGGTTGGCTCGTAACTATGAGCTTGAACTCAACTATGCGGCTGATGTTTTGAAGGATAATAACATCTCTCGTTGGAGAGATGTTCGGGCAACGGCTGGGATCATTGGCTCGTTGATGAGTGGTAGTCATTCGGTCGGTGACAAGGCGGCTGCACTCAACAATGCTCGCGTGCAGTTGAGATGGGCTTCTGGTGCTGTCTATGCAATCCGTTCTGCTCGTGGCGAGCGGGGCAATGATCGGAGTCTTCGCAGTTTGACGGGTAAATCTGTGGAAGTTGTGCGGCCTGCTCTTCGAGACAATGATCTTGTGGTTCTGCCGAGTGGCGTTGTCGCTGAGATTCAGAACCATGATGACAGGGGTTTCACGGTTCGCACTCAATACGATCCGGGTGGCGCTCTTCCTCAGACGATTGAAGTTCGTGGAAGTTTGGTTGAGCAGATCGCGTCTGGTTCGTATCTCCATGTGAAATCATCGCGTGAACCAATTCCTGTTGTTGAAGCAGAGAGCAGGCGGACGCGCCGACCAAATCTTGCTCTGGGTAACAGAGTGAGAACACGGACGGGTCAGACCGGAACTGTTGTATCCATGCATCGCAATAACGAGAATACGGGGTGGGGTGGTGCCCACGTGGCATGGGACTCTTCTCCCGATAATCCCGTGTATGTGAATGCCTCTGGATTGCGACGGATGGAGCATAGCAGACCGTCTTCAACTGATCCGCGACCCGAAACTCCTGAGCTTCAGAGCACTTTCGAGCAGAGAATCCGTGGCTCTCATGGTCGAAGCGAGAACACTTTCCAACTAGACACGAGTCGAATGGAAGGTGCAAGACATGGTGGTTTGCACACTGGAACCTATCAAGTGTTGTATGTTCATGGAGGAACAGTAACGCTTGGTATTCCTAATGGTGGACAGCATTCCATTCCGATCACGGAACTTGACAGGATGAGAAGGTCTGGTGCGACTTTCAGATTCGCACCGGTTAGAGGTCAACACGACTACTTTACAAGTGCATACAATCCGGTTCCATTGCAGCGTGTGGGTGCTGAGCCGCCCCCAAGACATGCACCAACTGCTGACCCACATCCTGCACATCGTCCTGAGAATGCAGCGGGCGAGGTTGCTGCTTCTCCGATTGCCGGAACGCCTGCTGAGATTAGAGAAAGGTTGCGACGTGAACACGGGATCGATCTTGATCGTGTGACACGACATCGCTTCGGAATCAATCGCTCGTTCATTGTCGAGGAGAAACAAACTCTTCGGAAGGGACGTGTGCTGTTGGTCGTTGACAAGGATGCCGAAGAGGCTGATGGATTTCAAAGTCTGATTCACGAGAGAACTCATGACTTGCGATCTTACGTGTCGGTGCGGTAACAAGCTGGCGAAGTCTCAGAACGGTGAGGTCAAACTTCGCGTCAAGCTCGTGAAGTGGAACCGCAACGGGATGTTCGCTGTATGCAAGTCGTGCGGTGACGATGTTTCCGTGGATGTCGAATTCTTGAAGGGGCTGGAGTCTAGCTTTGCCTATGAGGTGGAAGCTCACTCTTCAGTTTCTACGTAGAAACCCGATAAGGCTGTCAAGAGCAATCAAAACTTCGAGGAGTCAGAACCATGGCGTACAGAAATAGCGTATTGCGAGACCTTTTTCCGGAACAGGACAAGTTTCTTCAGGCTCTTGCTGAGATACGTGATGATCCGTATCAGCATGTGTTCGAATTTCCTGGTGTGGCTTCAAACAACAACGAGTGGGCTCCTGGTCGCAAGATCGAGATCGTTGGCCTTCGGGTAGCGAATGGCGCGGTTGCACAGGCGGCTTCGACCAACACGACAGCCATTGGTCTTGACACCTACAACAACGATCCAACTACACCGGCCAAGACACACGACCCGGCGGACAAAGCTGCTGCGACAGCTATCCCCGCTCATGGTTGGATCAGTCTTCCTGTTCCTACCGATGGTTCTCAGTTTGTCGAAGCGACAGAATCTCTGTTCGCATCGAGAACCATTGCGGGTACTCAAGCGGAATGCGCTCTCATCGTGGATTACGTGTATCGCGACTAGGGGTTGACATTCTGAAAGTTCAGTTGTAGGGTAATCAAAATCCTACCTCGCAAGAGACTCGCGTTTGACGGAGTGGCGGGGGATGCAGGCGAAACAGGGTCTCTTGCTATGCATGCCTCAGATTTCTTCATTGGCGAAGAAGCTTTCCGTGTGATCGTTCCTGAAGTAGCTTTCTTTGAGAAGGCTGATCAGGAAGAATTCAACAGTCGTCAAATCGCTGGCGTCATGTCCAGCGAGCGCACGGATCGTCAGGATGAGATTGTCATTGCCAAGGGTCTCGACTTCGAAGATTTCCTGAAGTCGGGTCACTTCAATGACAATCACAGTCAAGAGACCTCTGCAATCGTTGGCTACCCCGAAGAAGTCAAGCACCATGAAGACCTTGGTTCGGTCAACAAGGCTCTCGAAGGTGCTCCTGGATGGACGTGCCGTGGCTATGTGCTGAAAGGCACCAAGCGTGCGGATGCAATCTGGGAACTTGCCAAGTCTCTTGCCGGAAACCCCAAGAAGAAGCTGGGCTTTTCTATCGAGGGGAAGATCATCCGTCGTTCTGATCATCGTATCGAGAAAGCGAGAATTCGGAACGTGGCAATCACAAACTGTCCTGTCAACACAGATGCAACCTGGAGTGTGTTGACCAAGTCCTTCTTGGACAGTGACTTTGCTATCAAGTCTTTGTCGGCTGGATACGCTACCAGTCCTGGTGTGCAATCTGGTGGTGGTGCTCTTCGCACTGAAGACCTCGATTCAGACGAGAAAGACGTGATGGAGGAGCGGAAGCGGAAAGAAGCCGCCAAGCTCAAAAGGGCGATGGACGCTCTTGCGAACGAGATCGGGTTCGACAATCTGCTGAAGGCAATGCAGGTGGTGATGGAGGAGCGGCCAGAATTCACAGAAGAGGCAGCCGCCTGCCTCGTGGTACGGAAATTCTTTGCCAAAGGAGCAAGCCATGAGCATTCAGTACGGGCGGCTTGAGTCCGCCAGTCAGAAGGTGATCAACGATACACCTTCTGTGAAAGTGGCCGCGATGCTGAGCAAGCAAGATGAGATCATCGATACGCTTGCCTCCCTGACTGCGAAGATGGATGCGGACTTCGCTGATGTGGCCAATGCATCTGTGAACTATGCGGCGTCGATTACGGATGGTCTGACCAAGATCGACATCATTGACTAGACCTGGAGAGTGATCATGCCAAAGGAAATCAGTCGTGACGATGTCCTGAAGGCTTTGGG